AATGTTTTTGCCCTTTTTCACGACCTGAAGTAATGTACTCTTTAGTATTAAGTGTAGCACCTGTAGGTGATACTAGTTTTAATGCTACTGATAAAGCACCCCCAGAAGATTCTTCTAGGTAAGCCATTTCAATAGTCATATTGTGTACACCTGGAGTCATCTTAGGACGCGCATCCATAGGACGATCAGTTGCAGCTTCAATATTTGCGTTACGTTTTAAATTAGCCAATAATGACATAATATATTTCCTTCTAATTGATAAATTTAATTTGTTAAAGTTTGTAAGAATTAATCGTAATATTCATGTAAACGATCAATTACATACTGTAAATTGTTGTCAATAAATGTTTCATCAGCAGACCACATTTTTAGAGGACTACGAATGCGTTCATTTACAGTTTCTTTAGTTAAGCGTGTCTGGAATACATACTTAAACCCTAAAGCTTCTTCTTCTGGGGTAATCTCTAATAAAGAGTTAGTAGCTTTTAACTGCTTTAATGGTACTTTCTTAGTACTAATTACAGTAGAGAAGAAGGCTTCTACACCAGCATTAGCTAAAGAACCCTTAACAGGTACTTTAGTTTCTAATACCATTTCAGATTCATTCATAATCTGACGTGTATGTGCTAAGAAGATTACATTCTTAGTAGATTTAGCTACAGTTTGTAGCATTAAATTTCTTAAGAATTGTGCGTAATCACTCCATCCTTTCATAGTATTTGAACTATTGACAACATATGTAGATTCAAACATATCCATTAGAAATGTTAGAGTATCTACTACAATAGTATGAATATGGGGCATCTGCTCAGCAGCTTCAAATCCTTGGATAATCTCCAAAGGATCTGTAATTCTATATTCATCAAACTTACTTTTAAAAGGTAATTTTTTAGATTCACAGTTTAAGTACATTACACCTTCTGGATCTTTAAGACCCATAAGACACGCACTTTTACCTGTTGCAGAAGCACCACTAATTAATACTAGATGGTCATTCTGAACAATATCTTCTTGGGTATTTGAATCATCACTCATCCACGTTTCTCCATATATTTACGATGTACACTAATCATCACTGTTGAATCTAATTCAGATACAGGTAATGGTTTAGGCAGTTTACTGTTAAACTCATTAATAGCAGACTTGATTACATCTAAGTCATAACCTTTATCTACTAAAGCATAAGCATATTTAATGAGGGTATTACTTCTACTACCTTCTACAGCTTTTGAAGCAAACCAGCGTTCTAAATTAGTTAAATTACTATGCTCATTAATGAATGTAGCTTGTTCGTCAGCTTTCTTCGTTTTAGGAATAAACAAAGTAGCATCAAATAGCATACCTTCATTATAGTAATGGGTACCTGGATTAGTAGCCCATTTACGTGCATAGTCAGCAGTAGCTTCATCTACTTTAAATGGTAACCAATCAAATACATTAGCCATAAAAGCTTTATAAGACGCTTGATCTAATAAAAGCTTATGAGACATAGGTAGAATGATTCTAAATCTGTTAGCAGCATCTGTATGACGTTTAGTTGTATATAATAAGTACTTATAATCTTGCAGTAGAATTTTAACTGTATCAATTGAAGTACCACTATCTACATCTAAGACTACCATATCAAAGCCTGGAATAACATTTTCAGAACTTCTATAACCATTACGTAAATGATGAGCTGTAAAGTGAAGATCAGGACTACATACTAATTCATGTAAGTCATTCCAATTAGCTACTATGTTTTCGTAATCTGTAGTTATATTACTGCTATAGGCTAAAGTTACTTCTTCTAGGTTAGTCTCTTTTAGAGCTTCACCTTTAAAGAATTCAACTGTATTTTCAAAACTTTTAGTAATGACAATATTATTTTTATAGCCATAAGCAATAGCTAAATTCATAAGATCACGTCTACGAGATTCAGCACCATTATAAAATGGTAGATCCTCAAGTAAATCAGCATGTGTTACAGGATGCTCTACACTAGCTAAATACTTAGCTAATTTGATGTAAGGTTTTTCCCGATGCATAATAGACTTAAATGCTTCACCTGAATCTTCTGCTAATTGGATTGCACAATCTAAATGATATTGGCTAATAGATTTAGCTTTATCAATAAATGCATATGCGCCAGCTAATTTAAGAGCTTTGTAATATCTATGTGTTACTTCAGCTTTTAATGCTTCTTTATGCTCTGGAATAGACTCTGCTAAACGCTCACAGTTAATCTTATACTCAATAAGTTTAAGACTAGTAGCTTTATCCATACTAAGAGTTACGTTGTAGTATTGATAGTCAGCTAGCTCATTAAACCAGTCTGTAATGTCTTGCACTGATGTAACCATAGCAGTAGATGTCATTGCATCATATACTTCGTCTGGTGTACGTGTATCGGCTTTACGAGCTGTTTGTGTATAAGCAAAATACATCCGTCTAGCATAGCCAGTACGCAGTAAATCATCAAATTCTTCTTCAGTTTTAGAAGCATTCAATAATTTACTTGGAGTACCAAACATTAATAGATTAGCTGGACTTACTCCATTCATTTCTATAGAACGTTTGTTCTCTGCAGTACTTTTAGTAATTTTCTGCTTAATAAGACCTTTATCAAATAATGATAAATAATCTACTAAAGCTTCCATATTACCAGCTAAGTTAGAACCTACTTCATCCACAACTAGATTTAATGAACCAGTACGAGCCATTAGTAACTTTCTGCGAAGTTGTTTAATAGCAGCACTGGTAGCACTGTCAAAAGTAAATGGTAAAGTACCTAAGCTTTCGTATTCACTAGTTAGCTGATCTAGTATTCGATCTGGATCATCGCCAGTAGATGATGCAATCTTTAATGCGATAGCATTAAGATTTTTAGCAGCATTAACATTAAATACTTCATCCATAAAATCATCTTTAAATGGATCAATTAACAACTCTTCAAGAGTAGTCATAGTAAATGTTTTGCCTGCTCCTGAAGGTTGTAATGCTAATGCATAAAGATTTACTGGAATGATACCTCTATCATGTGTCTTAATCTCTGTACGCATCATAGAAGCAATTAAAGACACATAATAAGCTGTCATGATACGAAAGAAATGTCTATCTTCTCCCCCAGTACGTCCTGCCAGTACATCTACAATCTGTTCTGAACGTGCATGGTACATATCATTCTCCTTTATGGTCTAAAGTACGCATATATTTTGTAATAGCTACAGTCCAAGCAGATCTTGATTTATTAGTACCTAGACGCTGATTAAGTTCAGCATACATCTCTTCTAGAGTATTGTGAACAGCATTACCTGCTAGTTTATCTTGTTGATATTTCATAAGAGCTGCGTATCCTGCGGCTACTTGAAAGCTAGTAAGCTTTGATCTATCTACTTTCTTACGCTGTTTAATAGTAGAAGTAGTAGGTACTATAGCATCTACTGTTTCTGGTTCTTTAGAAAATGCTGATTTAATTGAATTAATGATTTTATTTAACATTATAATAGTCCTTGTTGTCTTAACGATTCTGCTTGTAAGCATATTGGATTAGCTGAGCAATAATTACATGCTTTAGCTTTACCTTTAACTTCTAACACAATGCCTTTACCCATATTTGCTAAATGAGTATGAGCACTTAGATAGTCGTCAAAGTTCTTTGTCGATCTACTCAACTTACTTGAATCGGTATAATATTTATATACTGATTCTCCTCGCCATAACTCTTCATCAGTACAGTCTGGTAACTCTTCTTGAGTCATAGATTTTGCTTCAGTTAATCTATTTAGCCTATCTTTGATGAAGCGTTCTGTATCTCTAAGAGACATAAGCTCATATTTAACAGTCATAAGCTTACTTTGCGGATAACCTTTATCTCTTTGAGTTTGCGCATTTAGTGCAGACCAATCAGTAAATTGATGGTATATTTCCATATAATCTTGAGTAATGATTGTAGGATTTAACCAGCGATAGATACTCCCTTGTTGGATGTATTTTTCTGCATTGGTTTGGTTCATATAAGTGAATACAGAAGTATTCTTAAAATCCCCTAATGTACCATCAATTACAATATCAAACTTACCTGATAGCGTATATCCAAGAAATTCTCTATCAACACGTTGCTCTACATACACAGGAATTTTATCCGTCAAATCCATATCAGTAGATGGATTAACTACTACTGAATTAGCAATTCTTGATGGATACCCTGCCAATTTAAATGCTTTTTGTACTGATTCTGGTGTCATCCATGAACGTTCAATAGCATCATGAATAGCAGTACCAATACGAGAAGCTGTAAGTGTGCTTACATCTACATTCGCATCAGTAATTCTAGAAGTTAGTACAACTTGCTTTAGAGGTTTAATAAGGCTTGTAGCACTTATCTGGTTTGGATTGTCTGAATGATCATAAGTGTCGTGTACTAGCCAAGGTAACATAGCTAATGGTACGCCATTAGTATTAGTATATTTTATATTCATAGTTTTTCCAAGAACTCTGTTATATATTCAATTGAAGCATCGTTAGGTATAGTGTTACCATTAGCCCAAGTAGTGCCAATATCTAACTCTGCACCTAATAGTACTTCTGTACTTTTAATTGCTGGATCTTCTTGCCAGCTCATAACTTCAATAAGATTTTGATTAAGCCAGTAGACTACTTCAGGATCTTTCTTAACAATAAAGTAAGCAGCATCATGAATGCAGTTAGCCATAAGAATTTCGCTTGTTAAGTTGTCTCTACGTAAACGCTGATCTAACTCAATTAATGCTCTGTTTAATAACATGCCATAGGATTGACTTTCAGCATTATTAATAGTCCTACCTTCAGCAGCAGCTAATGCAGGTAAATTTTTTACATTCATTACTGTGCTTTTAAGTACAGGAGTTCTTAAACGTAAACCAAAAGCTAATTCTGTATAACCATTACGTGAAGCTTGTAAATTTACATATGCAGCATGTGTATTAGAAACTTCATACAAACGATGATATCTAGCCTCAATACTTTCAGCCTCTTCCCTACTAAATCCTAGATTTTTTACTAGTGTTTTCCAGCTTCCTCCGTACTGTAAAGCAAATGTAGGAGACTTACTTCTAGCACGTAAAGCTTTATATTTGTCAGCAATACTATTAATACTCTCTGGATCTGTTGGATCAATGCCCTCCATTTGATCGCCATAATAAGTATAAGCATTTAGACTATGTGAATCATAGCCTTCAGCAAATACTTTAATTTTATTTGGATCTTTAGTAAGTAAGGCATTAATCTTAGCTTCTAGAGCATTAAAGTCTGCATAGACAAACAAGTAGCCTTCAGGAGCTACAAAGCATTCTTTTACTGGTTTACCCCACGCAGAGTTACTAGGCAAGTTTTGAAGATTCGGTTCCCCACTACTAAATCTACCTGAAATAGTTCCTGTAGACTTAAGGTTACCATTAAGCCAAACAGTATCATTAAACTCTGTAGGAGCTTTTCTAGTAAATGCATAAGATTCAAACGCATTAATAAATGTACTAATAACAGTACTTGTTTCAGAGATACCGATAATACTATTTAATAATGCTAAGTGAGGTTGAGCTGCTTCATGTTCCATCAAGCGTTTAATAACTTTAGCTGAAGTACTAGGAGCACCTGAATCAGTAGTATCAAGTATAGGAAGCTTTAATACATCATAAAGCAATATACTTAACTGTGCATCTGAATTAGGATTAAATGGCTCATTAAAATCAGATAAAGGTCTGATTTTAGTTTTGAGTTTAGAATTAGCTTTATTCCATCTAGCTACATTATTCTTATGTCTAGCTTGTGCTACATATGGATTATTAGCAATTTGAGTTGCATATTTAAGGTTAAGGAAAGTAAGTTTATCCTTAGTTTTAGCTACCTGCTTCATATCCATAGGTAATCCTACAAGCATCATTTTTAATGATACTCTAAGAGTAGGTAAAGCCATAGAATAATAAAAATCTAACTGATTATCATTAACCATTATTGGGTAGTACTTATTATACACATACCAAGTAGCTACACAGTCTGTTAGGTTATACTCTAGTAAGTCAGATTTATCTACTAAACGAATATCCTTCACATCTTCTGCATAATCACCTACATAGTCATAAGCAAGCTCTTTTAGGCCAATAGGAGCATCTGCAGTAGAATTAGTAGCTAGGAATGCTATAACCATTGAATCATCTATATTACTAAATGTTTCAAGCCCTTTTTCTAACCCTTCCCAATCTGCATCATGTTCCATATATAACTGATACGTTAGAATTTTAACGTCAAATAGAGCATTATGAAAAATTAACTTACCTTGATATGTATCAAAGAAGTTTTTTAACATACTCCTAATAACGTAGTTCTTTTGCATAGATCGTAAGCAATCTACTTCAAAAGCTACACCGCTATGTAAATCCCATGCAAATGCAATAGTACCAATACCTGCTTTCTCAAAACGTAGTGAGAAGGTCTCAATATCGCATGTAAGCATAGGCTGTAAGTGAAGTTTTTGAAGATGTCTATAGATACTAATAATGTTATCTGGATAATAGACTTCAGTAAGTACTTTATGTGTAAAAGTACTCACTTGGTTTGCAGATACTAATCCTGAATAAGTAACTAAGGATCTTTCTAAGTCTGTTATTGAATTAGCATTATGGTAAATAACACCATAATTCATAGAAAGAATTACATTCATATGTTTATACGGATGTATATTACATTTATGAACATAACCTCTAGCTGTAGCAGTTTTTTGAATGCCTGTTATAAATTTAAAATAAGTACTATCAGCAACAATAAGATGCTGTACACCCATAAAATCAAGCATTTTTAAAAGCTCTAATACATAAGCTTTACCTTCTTTAGCACTAACTTTACCGTCAGTATATAGTAAATCAAATGCAATTAGAGTCTTTGGATCAATTCCTAGTTCAGCTAAAGGTTTAACATAGAAATGCTCTAACTGCTGTTTAATCATATTATCTGTTTTAATTAGAATAGCAGTAGTGATACTTGATGTATCAGCATCAAATGTTATTTGTTTCATATTGTAATTCTCTAAAATAGCTTAATAGTAAATACGCTTTATAGTGTAGCGTTATTCTCTTCTGTATCTGTGTATGTTGTTGCCAACATAGCTAAGCTAACTAATTTACTTGGATCAACTAATAGAAAGTAAAATTGACCTCGTTCATAATTAAAGTATTTAACACCTTTAAGAAGATTTTCTTCATCAGTATTTTCAGGTATTAGTTCTATTGTCACTTCTATTTCTGATTGATACTCATTTGAAAAAGTCCAAAAATAGGATGTTAAACTAGTAACTGCATTACACTCTGAGCCTTGTAAAGATAGAACCATAGTTCTTTGTGTGTTGATAATAACTCCTAAACCAATTGGAATACTAATTACCGATGCTGTAGCTAATTCGGAATTTGTTGTAGTAATAATCATTTTGTATAACCTATATGTTTATTTAGTTTACTATTTAATTAATTTAATTATGGTGCGCTTAGAAGGAGTCGAACCCTCAACCAGTGGTGTAGAAGACCAATGCTCTATCCAATTGAGCTATAAGCGCATCGTAATTAAACTAAAGGGATAAATTAGATGCTAGTTTGATAAACCTAAACTAGCAAACGGTTGGAGCAAAGCTATTTAACCCATAGCTAGGACTATTTAATCCATAGTTGGAATACTTATCTACTACTGGCTAAGGAGTTCACTGCCGTCTCGACCCATTCTCATTCCAGTCTGTCCAGGGGTACGATCCCTGCTGCTACCTTACTGACACCATAGTAATCTATGTATTGTAGATAAGTGTTTATACTCACAGTTTACATGCTCCGCCAGCACAACCATCATCATCACTATCCTGATTATTGCCATCACGAGTATTATGATAATAGAGAGTTTTAATGCCGAGTTTATAAGCAGTAATCAAATCTTGAAGTAGGACATTCATAGATACTTTTCCTGCATCAAATTTTGATGGATCATAATTTGTATTAGCAGAAATTGATTGATCTATAAATTTTTGCATAATAGCAACAATTTCTAGATAACCAGTATTATCAGGAATATCCCATAGTAGTTCATAATGTACATTACCTACATCTGGTACTACCTGATTATATGCTCCAGATTTACTAGCTTTAACAGATACTAAGCCTCTAGGTGGCTCTATGCCATTAGTTGAGTTAGTAACTGCAGAACTAGTTTCACAAGGCATTTGAGAAGTTACAGTAGAATTACGTAAGCCATAAGCTGCAATATTTCTACGAAGTAATTCCCAATCTAGCAATAGTTCTTGTGTATGAATAGTATCTACATCTTTCTTATATCGATCAATAGGTAGAATACCTTTTGAGTATGATGTATGAGAATAATATTCACAAGCACCTACTTCAAAAGCTAATTCATTACTAGCTTTCAAAAGATAGTACTGAAGTGCTTCCATAGTTCTATGTACTAAGTTATTAGCGGAACCATTTGAATAGTAAACACCATTCTTCGCTAAATAGTAAGCAAAGTTAGTTACACCAATACCTAATGATCTACGAGATTTAGCTTTTAAAGCTGCTTCTTCAGGATAATCTTGGTAGTCTAGTAATGCATCTAAACCTCTAACTAATAAATTAGATAGATGTTCTAGTTCAGCTAATTCATCAATAGCACCTAAGTTAATTGCTGCTAGTGTACATAGAGCAATCTCTTCATTTTCTGTACCCATTGGGTTAGTAGGAAGAGTAATTTCCATACAAAGATTAGATTGTCTAATTGGAGCTACTTCAGCAATAAATGCACTATTATTATTACAATGATCTACGTTTTGAATGTAAATACGTCCTGTTTGAGCGCGTTCTTGCATAAGTGTAGCGAATAAAGTTGAAGCTTTAACTACATTCTTACGAATAGTCTTATCATTCTCATACTGTACATATAAGCGTTCAAACTCATCTTGATCTTGGAAGAAAGCATCATATAATCCAGGAACATCGCTAGGACTAAATAGAGTAATAACCCCATCTGTGATTAGACGTTGATACATCAATTTATTTAGCTGTACACCATAATCACTACCTCGAATACGAGTTTCTTCAGTACCTCTATTATTTTTAAGAACTAGTAAGTCCATAATATCTAAACGCCATAATGGGTAGAACATAGTAGCACTACCACCACGAATAGCTCCCTGTGAACAGCTTTTAACAGCTGAATGGAAGTGTTTCATGAATGGAATTACGCCAGTATGTCTAGCATCACCATTACGGATCTTAGATCCTTCAGTACGAATACGTCCTACATTAAGACCTATACCTGCCTTTTGAGAGATATAGTTAATAATAGCTGCTGCTGTAGCATTAATTGACTTCAGAGAATCATCTGCTTCAATTAGGACACATGAACTAAATTGACGTGTAGGAGTTCTTAAACCGCCCATAATAGGCGTTGGTAAGCTAATCTTATGAAGTGATACTGCATCATAAAAAGATTTAACATAGGCCATTCTAGTAGCTTTAGGATACTTACCAAATAATGTTGCAGCAATCATCATGTAAGCTGCTTGTGGCGTTTCATAATGTTGACCTGTAACACGATCTTGTACTAAATATTTAGTAAGCAATTGAATAGTTGCAGCATAGCTAAATAGAAAATCTCTATCATAATCTATGTAATCAGCTAACTCATTTAACTCTTCTACACTATATAGTTCTAGGATTTCTGGATCATATTTACCTAGCTCTACATTAGATTTAACTACATTAGTAAAGTAGTCTGGATTATTGCTATTGTATATACGTTTTCTTAGAGCCATCATTACTAGCTTAGATGCCATATACTGATAATCAGGTTCTTGAGCACTAATCAAGTCAGCTGCTGATTTAATTAATAGCTCATGAATAGTATCAGTACTAATACCATCAGTTAACTGAATATGTGCTTTTAAAGCAACTTCAGATACAGATACATCTAAACCTTCTGCTGCCCATGAAAGTACATTTTCAATCTTTTTAATGTCTAATGGCTCTAATTCACCACTTCTTTTTAATACATTAATTCTCACAAACTTATACCTCCAAATAACGAACTGTCGATTGTACTATCAACTGCACCTGTAAGGTAAGAGGCAATTTCTGTCTCTTGAGGAGCTACTTGTACTGTGTCTGAATTTAAGTATTTGTTAATCCAAGGAATAGGATTCTTTTTCTTATCTCCAGAATAATTTGTATTTACACCAATAGCTCTCATACGAATATCTGCAATATAACGGATATATTGTGTAAGAATTTCTGCATTAAGACCTAGAACTGAACCTTTACTAAATAAGTACTCTGCCCAAGCAGTTTCCTGCTTAATTACAGCGTCCATAGTTGTTTTAATCCAAGTAGAGTTACCATTTGCCACACTAGCCCACAATTCTCCTTCAGAGCCATTTGCAAGCGTTGTAAGTATATTCTGAACTGCACTCATATGAAGACTTTCATCCCTAGCAATAAGGGTGATAATCTTAGAATTACCTTCCATTAAAGAGCGTTCATTAAAGCTAAATGAACAAGCAAATGATACATAGAACCTAACTGCTTCAAGTGCATACACACTGAACAAAGTTCTATATATTTGTGACATATATCTAATTGGACCAATCTCAGATGTTTGATTCATTTTAATCAATGAATCGTACTCTTCCCCAACACTAGCAGCTCTTTCTAAAATTTCACTAATAGATGTAATTTCATCAAGTACCTCAGTAGGATTAGGGTACACATTACGAATAATATGAGTATAACTTCTACTATGAATAGTCTCACTAAATGCCCATGTTTCAATCCAAGTTTCTAGTTCAGGTAAACTTACAATAGGTAAAAAAGCTAAATTAGGACTTCTACCTTGAACTGAATCTAATAAAATTTGATACTTAAGATTGCTAGTAAACATGTGCTGTTCTGCTTCAGTTAGTCTACTGAAATCATACTTATCCTTAGTCAAATCAACTTCTTCTGGTCTCCAGAAGAAGCTTAATTGACGTTCTGTAAACTTATCAATCCAAGGGTATTTCATAATATCGTAGCGAGCTACATCTACACCTTCACCTAAAAACATTGGCTGTTCGAGATGAGATATTTCTGTTGGTTCAAATACACTTATCATACCCATTCATCCAAATTATATTTTTGTTTAGCAGAAGCTTTATTCTGCTCTATTTCAATTAGCATTTGTGCATAATGAATAACTTTTTGTAAGTCTTGTACACCATTTTTATTACGCCATCGAGTAATATATTTAATAATATTACCTTCAATGTAGGGAATATTATTAGCAGTAATATACTCTACAGGTTGAATAGCAAGACTTTTATAGTGATCTCCACCTACTTGGCTATTAAATGCGGACGTCATCTTCTGTATCCTCTTCTAGAGCAAGACTAAAATCAGGTTCATGATAATTAGTTACAGATTTTAGAATTTTACCTTTATGGTAGGTTTTGCCATTAATATCAGTACAGTCTTCAGTAGTTTTAACAAACCATAGACTAGATTCAGAGTCCAATATTGCTTCTGCTTTAACATCTAAAGTAGCATAGTGTGCTACAGTATTAGATGCTTCATATTCATTTTTATCAAATTTACTTAAATTTGAAGTAATAACTGCATCTAAACAGTAATTAACTACTTCTACTGTAGGTTGTAATAGAGAAATTAATCCTTGTAAAGTAAATAAAGCTTTAGCAGCAACATCATTGTTTTGTAATTGAATTTTTAATAGAAGTATTGTGTTATGCACAAATACACAATCACCAATACCATCTAGAATTGCAATCCCATTATAAGTTGTACATGCAGAATATAATTCTTCAACTTCTTCATCTAATTGCTTATATTGATTTTTCAATGCTTCTTCAGGATTATCATACATACCTGTAATTCGCATAAATGTAGTAACTCTATCTAAATATGGTGTGTAATCAAACTCCATAAGATTTGTTAGTTTTGTTTCAGATGTCATAAATAGTACCTTTTACGAAAGAATAGAATTAATTTGATCTAAGTACAATTCCGAATAACGAGGATCAATACTAAGAACGTGATGAATATCATTAGCTACATCTTGAATTTCAAGCTGAGCATGAAGATCTGTACGACTGACTACTAATTTAGCCCAAGAAGCAAGAGATCCAGTAAAAATAATACTAGTTTCCATAGCTTGAGGTAATACAAATCTAGCTTGCTCAGGTGCTACGCCATCAGCAATAAGATTATCATACAAAGCTAGGTCTTCTGCATATTTATCTTTAATAGTATGTATCCACATAGCACTATTAGGATGGATTCCAGTACTTCCTTGTTTAACATTACCTTCTGGTTTAGAACGTAATGTATCAAATAGATGAACTGTTGGGCTAGTAGATACATATCTACGACTAATCTCATTAGTATCAAACATACGATGTGTGAATAACTGCCGAGCTACAGGAATAGCACATGTAATACGTAAGCTTACATCTACCATTTCAGCGGTTAAAGGGTACTTAGGATTAGGTATATATGCTGAATCCATAGAAGTAATCTCACGCTGTGTTGGTAAAAGAAGTCCCATACTCTCTGCTAAATTGTAAGCTTCATTTGAGAACTTTAAGTTGTCTTTAGTTAACAATAATTTAGCAATACTGCGACTTGCACAAGAATCTAAATATCCTGATTTAATTAAACGAATCCAACCATAATAAGAAGTACGAAATAACACTGTCTCAGTTAATTCATCAAAATCCCAAACAGCTCCTCTTAATAGTGTTGGATCTGCGATAGATTTAAAATCAATAGTACTTTCTTCAAGTAAGAATGTGAATCTTACATGAAAAAATGGACTAATATGTTTATGAGTAGCAAGATACTTAATTAATCCTGCATCTCGTTCTTGAGGTTCTGTACTCCATTTATCAAAGCTAACTCTAGCTACATTTGCAATAAATGTATCATCCTGTGTATTTTCAAGTAATTCTACTTTCATTTATTTTTCCCTAGTCTACTGGATTTATATTGTTCAAGTTCTTCATAAGTATCAAAATATGTGTTGATGTAGGCATTCTCATCATTTGTATATTTAAGATATTGCGCTATAATTTTTTTAAAGTCTGGTGTATCTAGTAATCTGGTTAAAGCTATATCTGTAATAGTATTATCAAGATAAGCTTGTACATCTGTAACATAAGCAACAGTATTATTACTAGCAGTAGTACCTTTTAACTTTTTATTATTACTGCGCATGTCTACTAATTCTGGTACATTATTTTTAATCCAAGAATTAACATACTTAAGATTAATAATTGAGTGTACCCATTTAAATGCTACAGGAGTTAATAAATTTCCTGAAGTATCCCAAGTCATATCTGAAAATCTTAAATTCTCAGCAAGATATGTCTTTTCTATTAGGGTTTTATGTGTATCTGTATCTTTATATGCGAATACAATGACACTCTCAGTTTTAAATTTATCATTAAAATAGAATCCATTTGGAGTGTAGATTTGATTTACGCTACCTGGATAAGGAGTCTTAACTAATGTATAAGAATCATGTGTAGAGATTGATACTAATTTATCATTACGATATTGTTTAATAGATCCATCATTTTTAGAATATTTAAACACACATTTATTTCTTACAGTACTTGTTACAGAATCCATTTCAGATGTCTGTATACGTTGCATAATAAAATCATTATGCGCATTTAAATTATCTTCAAATGTAGATAAATTTAAGAAATACATATTTAATTCCTTTTATTAAGATTAATTTATTATTCGTTTTAGGATAGTTTTCCTAAAACAAAACCAATTACTAGTGCTACTGTAATTGAAATTCTGTTATAAAATACACTTTGTTTTAATTGTTTTTCTAATTCAGTAATTTTTTGTTTAAGAGTTAACCTAGTTATTAGTTAACCTAGTTATTTCATACATTTAATTTACTTCCTTTTCTTTTTCCTTTCCTCTACATTTATCACATTTCCATCCTTTGACCATCTTATTACTTGTTTTAGGCTGATGTGATTTACAAGATTCACAGTAGCGTAATGCTCTATTAGGATTGAATGTATAAGGCTTAATTTCTTGTCTAGGCTGCGTAAGAATGTACTTATGCACATCTGGTTCATATATACGCTTTCTTCTCATATATAATAAATACCTAATTAATTTAATTGATTAATGATTATGTGCAATATTGCGTGAAACATACCAACGATATTCTGCATTATCGCTGTACTGTTCTACAATATCAGTGAAATCTTCACCTATAATAATTAACTCATAAGCTACTTTAACACCTATACTATCTAATTCTTCAAGTTTATCTAGTGTAGTTGCTAAAGAATCTTCTATACGATCATACCTAACAGTACTTGAGTAAAGTAACAATGATCTATTTTCTAAAAAGCATTCAACACCTCTATGATAATCTAAAGCTTTTAAAGTGGAATAAAATTCATCTAAGATATTTTTAAGCGTTAATTCTATAGTGTTTATAAGAATTGCTTTATCTTCTTCGGTTTTAGCTACTGAATATACATCAAGTAGTACTTCTGAGTAATAACTCATATAAATATCCTAAATATGTTTAATTAGCTTGTTTATTAGATACATATGGAGGTAGATCTTTTAATAAAGTAGCTAGAAAAATTGATGTAATTAACGCATTATATTCACTATCTTCTAGATCTTCTAAATTCAAAGACATATCCATAGTTTGCAATGTATTAATAGCATTCTGCAATCTTACAAAACGATTAGGTAGAAATTGTTTCATTTCTTGTAATTCTAATTCAATAATTTGTTCTAATTGTAATAAAGCTTTTTGATGTTCCTTATTCATATTAATAATATTCCTTTATGTTCTTGTTATTAATTTATGTAAACTTATTACCATACCAATAGTTAAAGCATTAACATTAATAGGGGTTTCTAATTTAGATATTGCTTCTAAAGTAGACCAAGTATTTTTAGTAGATAATGTACAGTATTGATATAGTGTAAAAACATGATCTCCTAGCACATTTTCTAACATAGTAAAAAACTCTAACAAAGTGGACTTCCACACATTATCTAAACTGAAGTCTTGAAGCAGTGCTCTACGAACATTAGCAACAACTCTATGATCATAGTGAACTGCATAAGTATACAAATCTACAGGCTGCCCTAAAGCTTTTAGTACTGTAAAGTATTCAACTAACTCTGTTATTTGTTGATTGTATTTCATGATTATTCTCCTTAATTGCTTTCAAAATTTGAAGCCTTATTAAGTTTTCCTGTTTTTCAGATTTAAGTTTATTTTTTATAATTAATACTGCTATAAAATAGTGGTATACTGAGAAGTATGTTGATACTTTATAGTTTAAATTATTCAATTCAAATATAGCTAATTCTACTAATTCAGTAGTAGACTTATCTAAATAACATTCATTAACATGTACTTGATTAAACACCTCTGTAAGCTTTTCTAAGAGTAATTTAAAGCTAAGCCTTAATCTTTGATTTGTATGTGCAGTTGCACGTAATCCATCTTCATTTGTTGGTACTTGGAATACGAAATCAGAAGGTAATACTGCTAATTTAATATACGTATCCAAGTACTCTACAGTCTCAAAGTACATCTCTACAAATGTTTTAATCTTTGGTTTACATCTCAATGATTGTCCCCTTCTTAATGTAACTAGTTGTACCATTAGGAGTAATTAGAAAGATAGTATTATCTTGAGGTGGTGTATATTCACTGAAATAACCATCTGTAAGAATAATAGTAACACTGTCTTCATGCATAAATTCATTCAAGCATGTAGGATCAGTACCTCCTCCTCCCATAGGTTCTAAGTCTTCCTTAATGAAGCTATAACGCTCAGGGTTAATAGATTGTACATATGCCTCTGTATCCCACCATATAACATCTAAACTATTTGGTGGCATTGAAGAAGCTAAATAAGCTACTTCACTAGCAGCTTCTGCAATAATCTCTTCTGTAATAGATCCAGAAGTATCAATACAGAAGTTAACATGTTTAGCTGTCATAGATACAGTTCCAGGTAAATAGAAACCCATAGCCATATACACAGTATTTACACGTGACCAACTAGTATCATCTTTACCAGGTACTGTTGTAGACCATTCAGCTTGTAGCAACTCTTTCCAATCACGTTTAACTGCTAAAGCATTTTGTAAAGCTCTAGCACGATTAGCTGGTAACATACCTGCTGCTTGTCTAATAGCTAAATCTAGCTCATTAGAATCTGCAGGAGACATAGCAACACCATGTTGATGCTCATCTGCACCACTACCTGATCCAGGCTGATCATTACCATCGCCATCTGGATCAACCTCAATTACATGGAATACTTGAGGAGTACTCATACCATTGTATTCAGAATTAACTTCATAACCACATGGTACTTCTATTTTAAAGGATTTAGAGTTCTCCATAATTTCATTATTAACTACTAAATCCATAGCTTTATCAGCTTTTTTCTTATCTAAGCGTACTAAGCCTTCCCATAAATGCATATGTTGATATGCTTTATGTAGACCTTCATGTAATAAGATAAAAGCAATTTCTTCATTTGAATGATTATCTAACCACTCTGGATTATAAAGAACATCCAATCCATCAGTTTTAATAGTTTTAGTATCTGTATCAGGTACTAATTTACCAGTTTTTAGCACACCTCCAAGAAATCCCCAATCAGGAGACATCATAATTCCTACTAAAACTTTAGTAACACGTTGTTCAATGTTCATGGTTAATGATTCCTTTTCTTTCTCTCTATGTAATACAGTTGTCTCTTTCTTAAATTTTTTACAGTCTTAGAATAGATGTGACCTGCACACATTAAATGAAGTACAGTATACGCAGCTAATAATGGAGCTTTAGAATCTAAAACTTTAGCAAAGATAAACTCAGCAATGTCAAAATTAATTAGTTCTTCAACACTATAAGCATATCTAAAAAGATTTTTTATATGCTCCTCAGTTTCTTGCATAAACTTGTAATAAGTTAAATTATGAAGATGTTTTGCAGTAAGACTTAAACTACTACGAGAATTATGGAATACACCATGCATAAATATAGGTTCAAATCCTGCTAATACTTCTCTATTAGCTGCAGTTAGTTCAATATTGCCTATAGTTATAGTAGGATTGCTCGCAGCACGTACCCATAAATAATATGTACTGCGGGCTTGTTCATACATTCCTGATAGCATTAGATAACTTTCTAAAGATTCTTTAAGCTTCTTTACTGTCTGAACTCTTTGAGTCATTTAGTAATTCCTCAAGAAACTGAATTAGATTCTTCTGTGTTATCTGCTTTAGTAGCCTCTTCTAACATATGTGTCAAATACGTAACTACATCAGCTTCTACAAATGCATATTCGTATTTATTTACATCCACATTAAATAGTTCATTAGCAAACTCACCACGTTTAATAGCAACATTTTCGCCAGTTAATGCAGCTGTGTCATCTGTATTAGGATCACCAGTAATACCAATCAGCAATACATAATCTTTAGCTAATAGTTTATGTTCTTCGCATAATTCATAGCCAAGCATATTTTCACGTTCTAAAGTGTCTTTAAGACTTTTATTTACTAAAACTACTTCGCTATGTTTTGAACCACAGTAGGGGCATACATAATGCCCCATACCTACATGAGATTTGTTACTCATAATAATTTCCTTTATTAACCTGCTAAATACATAGCATTTTCTTTAACCCATTTAGACACTACAGGATGCACCAATACATTACGTTTTACATGCATAGGAGCATTACGAGCTAGTGAACTAAATGCTACAGCACTAGCTTCTAGAGGGTAACGAGATAGATACTCTACAACTGCTGTACAACTTTCTTTATCATCATTTGCAACAAGTGTTTGTAATGCACCATAAGCCATAATTAATTGAGCAGCAACACTTGTAGGCACTGTAGCAGTATCTGGTGAAGTTAGTACTTCTTTCCAAGTAGGTAACTGATCAGCTAATTGAATATAAGCCATAATATCTACAGCTGCAGAAGCACCTACAGTACCTACTAAAGCTTGATGCAATGTAGCACCATCTAATTTATCTCGTTTAGAAATAATACGACTAGCTTTATCTAAGCTACGAGGACTTACAAATTGTTTATTGTTAGTCTTTGGATTAAACGTATAAGGATTATCCTGTTCACCTTCACTAAGAGCATGAGGGAATTGGTTTACCCAAGCCATAATAATAGGATCAATCCCAGCATTAGCTGCCCAGTTACACCAAGCTTCTACATTAGGTTTATCCATATGTACTTCTGTAACACGGTTAAGCATATGTGCAGGAAATGTATCACCTACACCATCTTTAGACTGGTTACCTGTAGCAAATACAATAGAACCTTCTGGCAACTTATAAGCACCAATCTGTTTGTTCAACAATAGACGAGTAAACAGTAAACGAGTAGTAGCATTAGATTTACTTAACTCATCCAGCATAATTACTTTAGGACGAGGGTCATTAACACCCCAGCTAGAGTTAGTAGCAAAATAAGATACACCATCTTCTACATACGGTAATTGTACATCTGGTACATCATTTACTGGACAGTCAATATAGATAAATTGGTGATTAGACAATTCTGGAGCTTCTTGTAAGTAGTCTAGAATTGAACTTTTACCAACACCAGGCTCTCCGACTACCAAATAAGTAATATCTGTACCAGTGTTTAGAATAGCATTAGCAATTTGTTGAATATTCATGGTTTATTCCTTTAAAGATTATTTAGATTAATTGATTTATGATTAGAATTCAGTAGCACCTATACAGACTTAGCTGTATAGGGCATTGTTTAAAATTAGTGCAATTCTGGAAAATTGTTGTACATATTTTGTAAAAAGATATGTTTAAATTTCTTTTTCAAGAATCTTCCTGGAATTGCATTTAGAGTTTCCAAACGGATTCCTTCAGAATCATGTTTTTCGATTTCTACAAGTAATGGTACTTTATTACAAAGTTTACCTTCGTAAACAAGCATAGTAGTGTTATCTTCAGTTCTTGATTCTTGAACTAATGCAAGTTTTAAACAAACATCAGATGATGAATCTTCGCTGTCATTTTTAGTATTACTAGTATTACTAGTACTATTGTTATTACCAGCTTTACCTGTTAATTCTTCAATAATACCTAAAATTTCTAGCATTTCTTGTTTAGTCATATATGACTCCTTGGTTTGGTTAAAAAGATTAGAATTGATCCACAAAATAGTAAATACTATCTATTGTGTAAATTGAGTGATTTTTTTATTTCTTTAGTTACTAAAGAACTAAATTTCTGACCAGCTTGATGGTCTCTACCATCAGAGTAAGCAATCCAATATAGCTGTTCTAAAATATAAGTTCTTAGTTTAGGGTCATTCAACATATAGTCGATGACCCCAATTACTTCTTGTTTAGTCATAGAATACCTCTATAAATTAATTAGACTTTAACATTGCTGTAGCGTGTAAAATCGCTGCCGCTTTACCCTCTTCTGTACATGGATAGCATAAGCCATTATTTTTAAGATGCTCATTTGCTTCATTAAAGCAATAATACAGATGCCGATGTAAATCTGGATGAATAGGTACAGGACTGTAACAATATTCTCCTGGATTAGGGCTAAAAGAAATATTGGGTATTTCTATCCCATTAACTACTTTAATATTTATATATTTCTTAGGTTTTTTTGGAGCTTCAATAACTACTTCATCCCAAAATAGTGATTGCATTCCACTATCTGAATCATAATACCCTTTAAATGAATAACGACAAATTAATCCAACTACATCATGAAAGTTTACATAAATAGGATATAAATTATCATTACTATTGATGTATTCAATCACACCCCATCCAAATGTATGGGAAAATACTTTATCCCCTACTCGTGCTTTTTCGAATGTTGTTGACATAAATACCTCTATAGTAACTTCTTAATAGTTTCTAATTTAGATTCTAATTGTTTATTACGCTCTTCTAATGCTTTAACTTTTTTAGAAAGAGCTTGGTTAGCTTTATCACAGCTAATTAACAAATTAGCTTCATTTACTGTTCTAGTAAGCCTAGAAGGGACTATATGAACTTTAAAACTACATTTAAGTCCATCTACACGCTCAAAGCATAGTAATTTAGTATCATTATCTAGATTAACAAATATGTCGTATACAAAACCTGTATCAATAGCCTCAGCTACTAAAACAAATTCATATACTTCATTTGCATTTAATCTAATTGAAGATTTAACTGTAAAGTCTGAATGATATTTGCAAGATTTACGTTTACTTAAAAGCTTTCTTAGTATATCCATCCAAAACATAATATCTTCTGACATAGTTAACATAATTAAGATTCCTTATTCGTATTTATTCGTCTTTAGATACTTCTATTGTTTGAATTGTTGTAAGGTCCGCATTGCATCTTACATAGTTACCACTTTGTTTTAATGGATTAGTACGAGGCATGAAATTATGATCTAAGTATCTTGTATACACTTCTACAACAATACCTTGTTGACATTCTAACCAGTTAGTTGCACCCCCATGTTGATCTCTAATGGCTTGTAACTCTGGTGAGATTGGAGTTATAGCTTCTTGTTTTGCACAACCTGTTAGTAATATGACCCCAATAATAAATAGTAATTTAGATTGTAATGTCATTTCAATTCTCTGTTACCTTCCTTTGTTAATTCACATTTGTAGGTTTTATGTCCTATGTAAAAACTACCTAATCGCTCACAGTCCTTACTTATACTTGTTTCTGCTATCATCCATGTAGTAGCTAATACAAATGCTATTGATGCTACCATTGATACACCTATTACTAGTGATAAAAAAGAATCATTCATACTTCTACCTCAAATTCTCTGCCAGTTTTACGATATGTATGTTCTTTAAAATGTTCTTTAGCTTTTTCCTCATCTAACAACACTTCTTCAATCATCCATTTATCTTCAAACTTAGATTTAAACATCCATTCATATACAATCTTAGTAGCTGGCTTAATACGATATTGATTATCTTCATACCAATATGGATCAAGTACATCTACCCATTCATTATGGCTATAAACTTGAATTTTTACACCATTATTATATGCCTGTATAAACTCATTGCAGGGATGTAAACGATAAATCCTATTTATAGCCCAATCTGGCTCAATCCATTTATCACCATCTTTACAATCACAATAACAAGTACCCATATCTGACATGTATTGCCAAGCTTGTCCTTCTTTGTAACTGTCAATTAAATCCTGATGAACATGATTAATTACAACCTCTGTCCAAACATCTTTATCATACAAATTCCATAAACTACCTATATCTGACTTTTCAAATCTAAAAGGGCATACTGATTTTTCATCATAATAAATTACACCCTTATTACCTAATTTAAAATGTTTACCTGACATTAACTCTTGTGCCATATGTGCTTTACTTTCAAATTTCATTTAAATTTTCTCAAATTATTCTTCATTAGAACTTTTTACTAGTAAATTTGGATCTGTTATCACAACTATTCTAGTTTCAAGTCTATTTACTGCATCAATAATGAAAGAGATACCAAAAAAGAATAGTGCTAATGTACTTAAATATAAAGAACCATCTTTATCGTCTGTAAATACATAACGAGATAGAGCAAGTAAAAATAAGATATATGCAACTATATCTGCTGAATTAATATCTTTAGCAATATCTTTAATAATATTTAGAATATTCATTTGATTGTCCTTTATATTTATTTAATGCTTTATGCTTTTTTAGATTTATTTACTGGTTTAGTCTTTAAGTTAATAATAGGTTTAATACCTTTAGCTTTTATGTATGTTGGTTTATCCATAAAAGTATGATTACCGACTTTAGCAATAGGTACATACTTCTTAACCCATTGATGTTTTTTAACATCTACTTTAGCTACATTAGCATAGTATCTAGCACCATTAACTAGATCAGGAAGTTTACCTTTAAGTTCTAAATCAGCAATATGTATTGCTTCTTTCCATTTATCCTCTTCATCAATTTCAATTGAACCTTTATTCATAGTCCAAGAGAATTGTTTAGGTTGATAAATTACTTCGTAATAAGTCTTAGGGAATTCAGGATCATGTAATCTATGTCTTACTGCATTAGTAACAGCAATCATACCTTCTTTACCTTCACCTCTAGCTTCTTGATAAGCATTTAAAGCGATAGCTTCTTTCTGATCAGGCATACTAGGAGCTAATAATTTAGGTTTATCTAATTGACCTAACTCTACTCCATAGACTTCTGGATTAGATTCTAATAATCTATTTTTGTAGTCGTTATATGCTAGCACTAGACCTACAGGTAACATAACTACTAGTACAACAAATAAATTAGATTTTAGTAGGTTCTTAAACATTTATTAATCTCCTAAAAAGATTACATCGATGATATCTGCATCTATATACCCAATGTTCTCAAGCAATTCATCAGGTAGGGTTGCTTCATAATCAGTAATAACTGATTGCATAAAGAAGTCATAGTCTTCTTCAGAATCTTCTACACCTTCTACAAGATTCATAGATTCTATATCTAATGTTACATAAGTAACCTCTAGGTTTTTCCAAAAGATAGATAATTTAACTTTATATTTATACATGTTTATACCTCTGGATTCATGATTAAGATTATTACTTACTACTAAGTATGTCTTATACCTAAATTATAAAATATAAGAGATTTAGTATTTAGTAGTATAAAAAGAGGGTTATATTAAGACTATATTTAGATATTAAATATAAACAGAAGAAAAGAAAAACCAAGTAAAAAGAAAAGAAGAGCACATAGTGTAGTGTTCAAAATTTACCTTGTCAAATCAAAGTTTCTTATGAAATTATGATTATCTATAGATAAATTTCTATGGTTTACTTAGAAAGGAAAATCATCTGGTTCTTCCAAATATCTTCCAGTGAGTATATACCAAATTTTAAATGCTTCTAAAATATCAGGCATATCTCCTTCACAAGCTTTAAATGCATTTTCTAAAGTTATTTGACTAACTATGCATGAACTATTCCATGATAGCCATAAGCGTGTGTAATTTTTACCACATCCATATTGCTCCATAAAAGCTTGTACATGATAAGCTCTATACTTAATGTCACTATCAGCATCAATAGAGTTCATAGCCTGTTATATATCTCCAATTAAGATCTCGTACTAAAACATAACGCTTATTAGCAGCGTCATCTTTATCTACACTATAGTCTAGATAATACCAAGATATAAACTCATCTGGATCACCTATGAGTTTAGGATATTTACTAAATAGTAACTTAATATTTTCCTCAGTTAATGCATTTGGGTTCATAGGTACAAATGATGAGTTAATTAGTAATCTTACACCATCCATACCAATACAAAGATAATCTCCTAATGCAATAGCTGTAAATGTATTATTCATTTACTAATACCTATAATAAAATATAATGATATAGTTATAAAAATAATTAATCCTATACATACTTTGTAAAAATGATTATCTAGCCAATTTACAAGCTTTTCCATACAATCTACAATAAGGTTTTTCATAAAGTGTCCTTTAACTATTCATTAGATAGTAACTACAGTAATTGTTATGTACTACTGAATATACTGGATAAATAAAAAAAACTACATAACCTACCTAAGTAGATCATGTAGTAAAACAGCAAAACAAATAAGATAGGTGATTAACCTAAATTAGATTAAACAGCTTGGTTCTGTTCTTTACTCATCTCTTTAGCATATGCTAAAAGACCAATAAAGCCAGCAATAGAAGCCCATACAGCTACCATTGATAGTTTAACACTTGATACTAGATAGCTTACAATACTTTGATTCTCTAATACATCTAATGTATTACCTACACCATTTGCATTATAGGCTTCACTTGCAATTGAAGTAGTTTTAATACTTTTTACTTGTCTTACAGCCATTTTATTCACCTTAAATTAGATTAAAAAAAAACAGTAAAGACTAAGGCTTTCGCCCTAATCTCTACCGTTAAATAGTACTCTATGTATAATCAAGTATCAGCTTAATGCATATTCTGAATTAAGAATATTAAGATGTAGATCATTAGAGAGTTTCTCAAGCTTAACAGGATACCCTGCTAAATCGCTTACAATCCTCTCTAATAGATTATCTTGAGCTAGACGAGCTAATACCTCTTTAAAGATCTTACGCATCTTCTTAGCGTTATTAGGATGGCATACAAAGCTGTCATGAATATGAGCAACTTCAAAGTCACAAGATCTAATTAACTCTCTAGCTACATAAGCATCTACACTATGGGTAACGTTAGCCCAAATATGTAATTTATTACCTGATGGTTTATTAACCATTTCTTGGTAATCAAAGAACACATTTTCAGCTAAAGTAACACGAGTAGTTTCAGCTACTTGGGTTCTAACGCAAGATGTATGACCATCTGGTAATGTCCATACATATTCTGCTTTATCTTCCCACACACTTCCAATTACATTCATAAATGCTTCAGCACCTGTAAATCCAGTAGCTAAAGCTTTATAGAAAGCTTTTAGTTGCTTATCATTGAATGTATTCTTTGGATTGGCAGTACTACCATACCAATGGGTCATCAGTGGGCGTTTAACTACCTCACGATCTACATAATCTTGTGGATCTAGTTGATCGTTCATCAAATCTACTAGATACATGTAAACATCTTCACGTTTACCTGTATTAGTAAGATTGACTTTCTTAGCTGTTTCTTTACAGCCTGTTAGTACAGCAAGGCACTGTAAACCTGAAGCTGTGCAATCCCACATAGTAGGAATACCTACAGGAAGCCCATTAATTGCATCAAAGTATGCATTAACAGCTTTTGTATAGAGAATAGGCTCAGCAATACCATCTAAGTCAATAGACATTTCGTTACCGTTAAAGGTAACAGTTTTAGCTATTAACTGCTGTCCTTTAACCTTACGATCAGCCCAAGATAACTTATCGTAGCCAGCTGTATTAGCTACCCAGCATAGCAATTCCTCTATACCATCTTCAGTACAGACTTCTTTATTAGAGAAGCTTAATAGAGCTTTATGGTACTCACTGCTCTGTAGATTAACTTCGTAGCCTTTGGAATACATTCTTCCACGACTATCATAGTTCCACATAAAGTAGAATTTATTACCCATTAGTTGAGCAGTAATATCAATAGCTTTATCCCAGCTATAGCTAGTCTCATCTTTGAAATGAGTAGCTATATCAAGGTCTAGCTCCCAAGGAATATCCTGTAGTTTGTTAACTACATCAACACTTACAGGATACTCATGTTGGTTCTCATGACCTAATACTAAGTCATGTTTAATAGACAAATATCCGCCATTCTTACCTTGTTTGTTCCACTTACGTGGTTTAACAAGTAATGGTGGTAATACTGTCGTGATGCTAAATTGTCTTAATAACTCATTAGGTAATTTTACTAATGGTTTAAGTACAATATTACCAGCACCGTGATTCACCAATGAGTAATATCCTGAAGATACAAAGTTCATAATAGCTTCTGTAGCAGAAGCCAAATCCATACCAGTATGGATTTGGCTATTTACTACAGACTGAATTGGAATGTTCTTTCCAAGTCCAGACAATACTGAAGTAAGAATTACTTCTTCTGGTTCAGTAATGTCTAATTCTAGTTCTTGAATATAAGCTTTAA